AATTTAAATGTCATCATTGATGGTGCAATAGTTGTTGGAATTGGCTTAATAACAAAATCTATCTTAACTAAAACAGTCGCCGTTCAAGCTAGTATCATCGCGTCTGCTCAACAAAGAGCAGCTAATTTTGCAGAGGCGCAATCTCAAGTACAGTTACTAGGTGTAGAAGCAATGCGAGCAAGACAATCTGCTGCATTGACTCTCACAGAGGTAGGTTTAGCTCGAGCAGAATATAATGCAGCATTGAGTGCAAATGCACGTGCAGCGGCAATTCAAAGACTAACCGCTGCTGAAATTGCCCATAATATAGCTGTGAAAGAAGCAACCATTGCTACAACAGCTTATTCGGTAGCTCAATCTCGATTAACTACAGTAGCCACTTTAGGTAGTAGAGCTTTAGGTCTGGTGGGTGGACCAATAGGTGCAATTACACTTGGAATTACGGCTTTAGCTGCTGGCTATATGTATTTCCAAGATAAAGCAGCAAAAGCAAATCAAAAACTTGAAGAACAGGCAAAAGTTGCAGAAAGAACAGATGAAGCTTTAAAAAAACTATCTGGCAATGATAAGACAAAAGCCGTTAATGATTTAACTACTGCGTTCAAGGCTCAAAATGAAGCACTAGAAAAATCCTCGTTTGCCGTCGGTGCGGCTTTAATTGATATCGAGAACTATGCACGAGGGAATAAAGAAGTTGAAAAAATTTCCCAAGATGCAAGAACTGGAACAATCAGTTATTCAGAAGCCATTGAGCGTTTAAATAAAATTAAATTACCTACAGATCTGTATGAAAATCTTAAAACACAAGCAGCGCAATATGATGAAAATTCATCTAAAGCCAATTTATCTGCCGAGAAACTTAAATTATTTGGTTTTGAAGTAAATCTTGCTGGTAACAAAGCACAAAATGCTGCTGTTCAAGTAAAGGGAAATACGGATGAGCTAAATAGTAATGCGAATGCAGCTGATAAAGCTGCAAAGGCACAAAAAGGCTATTTCGATAGCCTTCGCGCTGAAGTTCTAAAATCTAATGAAGAGTTAGCTTTGTTAAATCAAGGCTATAGTGAAGAAGCTGTTAAAAAGATTCTAGAACTTCAAAAGGCAAAACAAGCCGTTGCGCCTCCTGGTACTACTGCAATTATCTCTAAAGAAGAAATGGATGTAGTCGCTCAAGCAGTAAAAACTTTAGACTTACTTAAAGACAAAAAGGATGAGCTAACAGCTGCAGAACGCAAACACACAAGTGAGCTAGAAAAACAGCAAAAGATTATGGCTGTTAATGCTAAAGTTCAGGCACTTTCTGCTAAGTATGATATTTCATCAAAGGCCGCTGCTGCCAATGTGCCGCAAGGTTTAATCGAAGGTATGATCATGCAGGAGAGCCGAGGGGATACGTATAGAAATGGAAAACTATTAACTTCTCCAGTTGGAGCGCAGGGGGTAGCTCAATTTATGCCTAAGACTGCAAAACAATATGGGGTTGATGTTAAAAGTGAAGAATCTAGTATTAATGGAATGATCAAATACGTCTCAGATCTTCTTAAAATGTTCAAGGGTAATGTCGAGAAGGCTGTAATGGCTTACAACGCGGGTCCTGAAAATGTCAGAACTGGCAAGGCAAATGGATTTAAGGAAACCAAAGAATACCTATCTAACGTTAAGTCATATGTGGCAGGGTTCAATGGGTACACTGCTGGCGACATTTCTTCCAACGACTTTGATAAGTTACTTCAAGATGCCACCAAAATGGCTCAAGACCAAGCTAAGTTACGCTTGCAGCTTGAAAATGAAGTTGCCAATCAAGTTACTAAGATCCGAAATGATCTTGCTAAAAAACTTGAAGATGTTGATAAAGCTAATTTTAGTCCTGAGCGTAAAGAGCAAATTAAGGCTGAACTACGGGCACGTGCAGATAATGATATTGCAATTGCAGAGCAAGCTACAAAGTCTAAGCTAGATTCTTACCGTGACTTTTTAAAAACAGAAGAACAACTTCTAACAGACAGTTTTGCAAAACGTCAGTTTGAAGCTGCTCATGATCTAGAATTAACAAAGGAACAAAGAAAAGCGGCAGTAGATCTACTTGCAAAACAACTGCAACAAGAATTAGCACTAATTCAGATAGCACGAGAGCAGCGTTTATTTCAGGCCAGACAGTTCTTGTATTCAGAAGTTGATGCCATTAAGGAAAGGTATCGTATTGAACGGGAACAGATTGCATTAACTACTAAGGATGAGGAAGAGCGACGGGAACGTCTATCTTTATCTAAGGCGCAAGAACGTCTAGAGATTCTAGATAAGGCTTTTCAATCTAGTAAAAATTGGGATCAGACTAAAGCCGATATGACTGGTAATAGTCAGCAATACCAATTAAACCAAACGCGCATTGATCGGAGGGCTCAATCTCTAAATTTAGCAAATAATCAAAAAGCTGCGCTCGATATTCAAGCTGAAGACCCAAATGCAAACTTAGAAGAGATTGCAGCAAAAAGGGAGCAAATTTGGGCTGAGCATACAGAGCGTATGAAGGTAATTGAATCAACTTATCAAAACGACTCGTTGAATCTACAGTTATCACAAGCTCAAGCGGTGACTGGGGCATTTACAGGAATGTTTGGTGCAATTCTAGGAGAATCATCAACGGCTTATAAAACTTTGTTTGCAACTCAAAAGGCCTTTGCTTTAGCTCAAGCTGGTATGAATGTTTGGAAAGCTGCATCTGATGCATATGCAAATGCCCAAGGTACCGTTTGGAACAAATTGGCTGAGGCTGCAATAGCAACCGCTAAATCAAGTAGCTTTATTACATTAATCCAAGCTGCAACTCCGCAAGGATTTGCAGACGGTGGTTATACCGGTAATGGCCTTAAACACACTCCAGCCGGGATTGTGCATAAAGGTGAGGTTGTTTGGTCGCAAGAAGATATCAAACGCTGGGGTGGTGTTAGTGTTGTTGAGAACATGCGTACTAGCTCTCCAGGAGGTTATGCAAATGGAGGTTATGTTTCTAACAACACTACTGACATAATCGCAACTCGAAGGGAGGCACGACAGTTTGATGCTATTAACTCTGGAAGAACTGAGAAGTCTCAACCTAATGTAATTATTAATAATCACAGTTCAGAAAAAGTTGAAACTTCGACAAATTCGGATGGAGATCTACTAGTTACTATTGGTAAGATTGTTAAAGAGGTGGCTCGATCTGAAGTGGATAACCGGTTCAGAATGGCTGCTCGTCAAGGTGGCGAATTTACAAAAATGAGGTAATAAATAAATTATGGATAAAATGCTAGAGAAGTTGGCAGAACAATCAACAGATTTAACAATGGAAGCTTGGACGAGCAACCGACTTTTAATCAGCTCTTTGGTTATGTATTTAGTCGATAAGGGTGTCATTGATCATGCTGACTATATTCAACATACAAATAAAGTTAGAGATCATCTATTGCTTAACCGAGAATTTTCAAATGATAGAGAACAAAATTTAGTTACTGGAACTTTTGATGCTCATTTAAGTGATATTACTGAACCAGAATGATATTTCCGCTTTTGCGTTAATTACGGTATAGTTCTATTAATCTGGTCATATTTTAAATATGACCCTTAAAAGCTCGCTCAACGCGAGCTTTTTTTGTGAGAAAAATTTATGAGCGATCTTAAATTCACATTTGAATGTGACTTAGACGGTAATAGTAATACTCAACGTTTTAATACTTTGTCCTCTAAATTTGGTGACGGTTATGAACAAAACATTGCTGTAGGCATCAATAACCGAGCTGGTGAGTGGACATATCAAAGAACTGCATACAAAGCAGAAATCATGCAGATAAAAGAATTCTTTGATCGACACAAAGGCGCGGACTCATTTCTTTGGGATTCGCCTTTAGATGGTGAGGTTCGAGTTAAAACAGGTGAATATCAACCACGCTGTTTAGGCGGTGATGTTTGGCAAATCTCAACAACATTCACCCAAGTTTTTTACCCTTAATTTAAACCCCTTTGATGCCCCTTTTTAGGGGCTTTTTTTATGCGAGTAAGAAAATGACCATTCAAACTGTAAATCTAGGTACGGCACCGACTGGCGCAGGCGGTGATACTTTCCGTTCAACTGGCGCAAAAGTAAATGAAAACTTCACAAATAATACCCATGCAGCTAGTCGTTATGTAGGTACTGCTGCTGGGAATGTCATGGAAGTTGGGGCTTTTGGTTTAGGTTTAACTCAAAATACAAGATATGTTCCACCAAGTGAAGATATATCAAATTTGCCAAATGGAATGTATTGCATTGAAAATGGTGGACATTCAGGAATTTTGATAAGACAGTCAGCTTCTCCGGGTCAAAACTTGTTAGGGATATTAGGTTTTCCATCTGATCCTAATACGTCCGCTCCATTTTATTACAAAATTAATTTAGCGAATGGTAAAACCCTTCAATCACAACAAGCTTATAAATATATTTTCCATACAACTCAAAATACTATTACTGACAGTAATGGCTTCATTAAGTCAGCATCACCGGTTGTTAAATTGTTTGCAGATAAAGTTGAACCTAACGATGAAGCTGCTGAACAGTCTCTCTCATTTGAAAAAATAGATATTGGTCATTACCTTGTTAAAGGATCATCCGGTTTTGCTAAAGATGGATGGTGGATTGAAATTCCAACTGACACCCATGGCAACAAGATTTGCGCTGTTGAATATCAAACTTTAGAGAATGGTGATCTTGAAATTAAGACCTTCAAGAAAAAGCTAAAT